ATTGGGAACAATGGCAATCGATACCGTGTTTACACTCACAGGACTTACCGTATACGGGCAACACATTACGGCAAACGTCACTGGGCAGACAATTACAGCAAATGTAAAAGGGCAGCACATAACAGGGACACTCAAAGGAGGATGATATGGCACTTGGAAATGCAGTAATAGGGGCGCGTCGTACTCCTATGACGATTACGTGGAAGGATCCGGATGAAACTGTTTGGAATCTGACAGGGTGTACAATCACAGGAGTTATGAAGAGTACAGATGATGGTACCACAGCACGGGCAATTGATGGGACACTGGTACTGGTTGGTACCGGGTCAACAGGTCAGTTTACATGGACATACGGGGCTCTTGACGTCAGCGAGTCTGGTAAGTTCTATGTGCAGTTCAAGGCAACCAAGAGTGGACAGTTTGACCTGACACTGAGCACGACAATAGATGTGAAACCCCTGGCAGCTAGTTTGCCATTGTAGTATCCCCCACGGGTGTAGTATGCAGGTAACGTAAAACACAAGGAGGACAAGTGAAACTAAGTATTGGACCATTCAGCATTCATGCCCTCGGTACTGGCACAGTTATTGAGAATGAGGATGGCACAATGGATGTGCATGTGAGGTCACGGGAAGGTAATTTGACAGGTACACTCTTTCTGACCTCTACGGATGTGAAATCAATTAAGGAGCGGAGAGTCCGCAAAGTGGCAACTCAAAGCAGTAGAACGGAGGAGATTAAACATGCTTTTAGGGGACATTCAGGATCAAGAAACCAGAACCGCGATACATGATGCCATGTCGCGCATCTGGAAGGCGAAGATGCACCAAGCGGATGCTCAGGCTATCATAGATGAGGCAAATGATGAGTGCATAACACTGTTCACGCTATTGGATGACAAGACTGTTGAAGATGGTGTGATAGGGGCAGTAACAGTGGCAGCTAATACCCCACGTAAAACCTTGGACAAGAAAGCATTCAAGTTGGGCTTGGCGGAGCGTGGTGTTCCCACCGCAGTGATTGCTGATGCTGAGAAAGACGCAACTAGGATGTCAGAAGTGAAATCAGATTACAGTGTGCGGTTCACGCCGCCGAAGGATTGACCATGGCGGTTCAGCCTGAAACAGTTGAGCAGTTGCAGGGGTATGAAGTGTACCTGAATATGGGTGCAAGCAGGTCTGCCAATGCCGTAGCCCGGAAGATCGGGCGGGATCCTGCTACCGTTTCCCGGTGGAGGAAGTATTATCACTGGAATGAACGGGTGTTGGCTGCGAACAGGGACGGTGTAGGGACTGGGATTACCTCAGTCCCACCGTCATTCATCGTGAAGAAGCCCAACGAGAGTGAGATGGAGGCGTCACTGCGGACACTCATTGAGTCCCAGTACAATATACTGCAAGAGGCACTGAAGACTGACCAGGACGGCAATCTGAAGTTCAAGGTTACTAAGCTGTCAGAGTTCAATGCACTGGTGAAGTCGTACCGGGAGTCCGTAGACACCTACTACAAGCTGACCCGGGTAGGTGGTGGCGACAAGGGCAAACACAGGACAAGCTCGTTGATTTGGTAAAGGTATTGGTTGAAGGTGGCATGAATAAGGAGGCAAGTATTGGATTCCTCAAACCTGGACAAGGTGTACCAGCAAGCATCCCCACAAGAGATAATGGATCTGAGAGACGTGTATCGGAAGCAGATTTTGAGGAAGTATCTGACGGAGCCGGGGCTGAGGAACCCACTGGAGGTAGCGGAGTTCTTGGCAGCGCTGGGGAAGCCAGTAGTGGGATCGAAAGTGAATTGCGGAAACCCGGAACACTCGTCAATCTTCGAGATTTTGTGTAACTTGCTGCTCGGCTGGGTCGGTGATTATGTTATCTGGGGTTGCCGATCCGGGAGCAAGACGTATATCTTTGGCGGTCTGGATACTTTCTACAAGTCCTGCAGGTTCCCCGGCTACTCTACCAAGATACTGGGCGGTAGCGAGGGTCAGTCCGCGTTGTCATACACGGCCCTGTCTGAATTCTTTTCCCTAGTAGGTCAAGAGTTTGAAAATGAGATGTTGGTAGACGGCCTGCACAAGACGTCTGCTGACTGGGTCAATAAGAGCTCTGTATCCATTCTGCCCGCAAGCTCCAAGTCTGTACGTGGTCCACATACCATTTCCCTGAAATTGGATGAGGTGGATGAGATTGACCCCATCATCTTTGAGGATGCGTTGCCGATACCGCAGTCTATGAATGGACACCCATCTGTCACCGGCATGTTCAGTACCAATCACCAAGTACAGGGCCAGATGGATGAAGCTATTGCCCAAGCAGAGATAGGTGGGGATACCGTATTCAAGTTCTGCGTCTGGGAAATCATGGAGCGATGTGTGGATTATTCTTGTTCCACATGCCACCTTGGACCGTACTGCCCGGGCCCGGACGTTATGAAGGAAGCTGATGGGTATTACCAAATCGATGACTTCGTGAAGAAGTTGCACAAGATGTCTGTCAGTGCCCTGTCACGAGATTACCTGTGCCTGAAGGTTGGTCGCGGCGATGGCATATATGAACGTGAATTTGATGAGAAGATACATGTGGTCAATGTGCCACTGGACATGAACAAGCCTGTAGCCATCAGCGTTGACTGGGGTGGTGTTGACCCGTTCTCCATAGGGGTGTGGCAGAAGGCACCTGAGAAGTTTGGGGATGATGCATGGGTACGAGTCACTGAACTGTACCTGACATCCAAGAAGCAGTCGGCTACCAACCAGCAGCTTATTAAACTGGCAAAGACGGCTCCATGGTGGAAACTGATCAAATGGTTTATTCCGGATAACTCCCGAGCGGACCTGATACAGGAGTGGGATGATGCGTTTACTTGGAATGTGGAAACCATCCTCAGTGACAAGAAGAGTATTGACGCTGGCATCGAGGTCGTGAAGTCAGCACTGGCACCGGTTCTTGGCGCACCACTGATGTTCATCAATAGGATATGTACCAACTGGCTCAGGGAAGTTACCACATACATAGTCAAGAATGAGAAACCCCGCGATAAGTACAATCATGCCATGGATGATACGAGGTACTTTGCTATGGCTATGATAAAGACTATTCAGACTGCTGGGGTAGCCTTCCCGAAGAGCAATGTATACAGGCGCAGGTAGGTTTTTTTACACCCAATCTAAGAAATGTGTTGACAAGCCCACCACATGTTGTTATCGTTCACCCAGCGACTACAACATAAGGGTGGACTATGAAAGCTGTAGAAGTTATTGCGGGTGTTATAAGCAAACAGAACCGGGAACTGTATTTCCAGAACTGCAGGGATAAGCGTCACGGAGAGCAGGTTGTCCAAGGTCTACGGGCACAAGTTGCTATATTGGCACAAGGTTCTCACGATATAACCACCAATACTGACGACGATTCAGATGCTACCAATTATTACACCGGATTACCCTACACTACATATACCAAACAAGTAAACAAGATTGACCAGATGTATCGCAATAGAGCCCCTTGGGGTAATATGATTGCGAAGAATGTAATCGATATCAGGGCTGCATTCAGCACTGGTCAAGGTCTACAGGTTGTGAAGAATGAGAACTTCACCGGCGATGCCACCCGTGAATTGGACTTCATTCGGAACTTCATGGAGCTGAATAATCTTGATATAGAAATGCCACAGGAGTACGCGAAGGAAGTGGAAATCGAAGGCCGTGTACTGTTCAAGTTTGCCCCAGCCATCAACTGGGACGGAAAGCGGGACAACAACATCCAACTTGAATTCGTTCCGTGGCGCCGGTACAATTACAAGATTCACAAAGCTAAAAATAACCCCTACAATGCTATACGTGCTGAGTATACTAGCACAGGCCCCAAGTTCGACCTCGATGCACCCAAGTTTGTATACCGTGGATTCGGCGGCAACCCTTACCAAGATGAAACCCCTTCAAAAATGGCGTTCTGCATAGGGCATGCCCAGAATCTGGACAAGGCACTGTGGGATTGGCGTGAGATAAACAAGATTCATGCGTCACCGACACCGGTTATCAGTGTAGATGACAGGGAGGAAATGAAGCGCGTTGTAGATTACATTGACGGTAAGAACTGGAAAGTCGGCAAGACAATAGTGCTGCATAATGGTAAGTTTGAGCTGGTTGGGTGGCACGGTGAAGGATATACCACCATCAAGGAAGAGATTGAGGTACTGGTAAAGACGCTGTCGGGCACTACCGGCATCCCGGTCCACTTCTTCGGTTACCCCGAGCTCCTATCAAACAGGGACACCGCCGAGAGCTTGATAGAGCTCATTGTCCTTGCTACCAATAAGGAACGCACCACTTGGATCAGCGCCTATGAGGAAGTATTCAAGAAGGCCATAGGGCAGTACAATGCCATCTTCTTTAGCAACCTTGACCCCAATGCAGTAAGTGCCCGTATGCCATTTGTATCCGCTGGCAAGATGGAAGAGATAGCGAACGTGTGGCTGCCGATGTATCTGGCGAATACCATATCACTGCAGACATTCCTCGGGCAGCTGTCTGGGGACATTGAAATCGATGATGAGATTGTTCGTATAAAAGCAGGAATAGTGGAGAAGCAGAAGAATGCCAAGTTACTTGAGAGCAACAGCGCAAGCAATGTCAATGCCGGAGATCGAGGAGTTTCTGGATCCGAAGGCGATGGCAAGGGCAAAACAGCTTGACCCACACCCGACCATAAAGGTCTACTCCATTGGTCACGAGGGTGAAAGCAATATCCATTTCCCGGGATTCGGGGATAAGACATTGCAGTGGGCACAGGCGGCTGTTGAATGGATACGGGACAAGATGCATATTGGTACGCCTGTGTTCAACCAGCACACGTCACCAAACAATGCCACTGACGGGCGTGAACAGATTGGTGAAATTATCGGGCGTACCACAAGAAAACTTAGCGGAGTTCTAAACACTTTAGCGGCAGTTCACATCTTCCCGGACCACCGCGACAAGAATTTAGATATAGCCTCATTCGAGGCAGAAATGTCATTCGACCATGATGATGTACAAGCATGGCCGACCGGTATCAACCGGATCACTGGGATAGCTTTAAGCAATTCAAGTCTTGATCAACCTGGATTTCCCGGTGCAACCATCCTCGGAACCGTGCAGGCTTTCGCCAAAGCACAGGCTTTCGCAGACACAGGAGTTAAAACAATGGCGACACAAGCAGAAGTAAAAGCGTTTGCACAAGAGCTGAATCTGAAACCATCAGATTTGTTCGGTCCTGAGGCGTTGATTGCGGATACCGCAGTCATTGAGCACGTCAAGACGGAGAAGAATAATCTGTGGAATCAGAACACGCGGGTACAGGGTGAACTGGACAAGTTGAAGGAATCGTTCACGACACTCGGTGAGACTCATGCTGCTGAGGTTAAAACCCTCAAGATGGATAACATGAAGTCCCACGTTACCCCGCTGTTTGACGCGCTGTCGATTGAACGGAAGTTGCCTGAAAAGCAATCGAAGTTCATCAAGGCAAATCTTGACAGCTTTTCACCGACGGGTGAGGATGCCGTAGCCGTCAAGGGTGAGTTGAATACGTTCATTGATGATCAGCAGAAGCAGTATGCGGTTATTGCGAAGGATGTCTTTGGGATCGAAGAAAAGACCGAGGATAGCACTACGCAGCAACAGCAACAGGACACTGTCAACACTGACACCAAGAGCGAGCGCCCACCTGATGATGATGCCGCGGCTATTGATGAGTCCCTTTTGGACCCCAAAAACAATCCTTTAATCCCGGCAGGGTAAGGTGCAATCGATGGTACCTTTGCTGTATGTGTGTGGCCTTACTATTAACAGCACACAAGGAGTTTTATGATGGCTCTTGGAGGATCTGACTTCAAGTTGCGGTGCTCAACAAGTGAAGACCCATATGCGTCTTTTCAGTTCACTGCTGCCGCTGACCGTACGTCTGGCGATTTACTCGCGCTAAACGACACGGTTGGGGTAGTTGTGGAAGATACTGATTCGGGCGATGACGGTGTACTTGTTTACCAGGCCGCCAAAATTGTAGTTCCGTGTGCAATCGTGACATCCGGTTCCTATACTGTAGGATCCAAGGTGTATTATGACGTTGGTGATTCCGAAGTGAATGAAGTCGCTGCCGGCAATACCCTCTGTGGTATTGTTGTCGAGGCTCCCGCTGTCGGAGCCGAAGAGGTCTTGATACATCTTATGGGTTGTCTCGGTATCGTCGCTTAAGGAGGTGAGTAGCTCATGCCAAGATACAAAGGTCAAGTAATTGCCGACTACGGGTTGGTTAACATTAACAACCGCGCAAGTCGCATCCAGATGGCACATGCTCTCACGTCTTATATGAGGGCACCGTTACACCCAGCTGTCAAAAAGGTTGCACAGGCTTTCCAGGGTGCGAGAACTGGTGATAAGTCGCAGGATATTAAGCTGATGAGTGCTTTGTCTGCGCAGGCTTTCGCCACTTCCGCAAACGATTTCCCGGCCTCGGTCGTGGAGGTGCTGGCCAAATACCAGCAACTGGTGTACTATGACACCGCGTATGAGCAAGTTTTCAATATGATCGACATGCGTGGTTCAAACCGTGCCAGTTTTGACATTCTCGACGTTGAAGATGGCCTTGCATTCAGTAAGGTGGAAATCGGTGAGAAGGCCAAGATTTACAAAATGTCAGGTGAGAAAACCAGTGTGCCGGTATCTCTGTATGGTGGTGGCCTTGGATGGAGTAAACTGCTCTTCGATGATGAAGAGTATTGGACTCTTGAAAACATGGCTATCGCGTTCAGGAACAGTGCTATTGAGTCAAAGTCACAGGACTTCTATGACTTGATCGAAGGCTCTGCGGCAACTTATGATCTCGCATGGCAGGCTGTGTCTCCGGCAGGCGTTACCAATGCCAATGAAAATTACAACGCGATCAGGGATATTAATACCATTAATAAGGCTTGTGAAAATATCCTCACCGCTTGTAAGGGTCTTGGTTTTGGTGTCAACCCGTCTACACAGTTCGTTATACTTGCGCCGCACCAGTTGGTTGGCCGCATCAGCCAAGCCCTGAATATTGTTCTTCAACCGTTCAGGGAAAGTACCCCGCGCATTACTTACAATGTGCAACCGTACTACACGCTGATGTTTACCGCTACTGACAAATACTACGTCTGTCTGCCCAAGAACAAGATCATGGGTGCTACCAGAAAAGACTTGGAAGTCCTGTTCAAGGATGACATCGAAGCCTACACGGAAATCGCTGTTGGCTGGCAGAGGTACGGTGGAGCTATTGGGGAGGCAAAACAAATCTCCAGGTGTTCCACAGCATAAGCAGTAGAAGTGTGAATACTGGCAAGGGGAGCCGTACCGCCCACGGTTCCCCTTTCTGCTAACAAGTGGGGGAATTGCATGCTGAAAATGAATGATTTGCCTCCGAAGCGCATACGGGATGCTAAACGGCAAATGGCAAGAGGTACCTGGGATCCACCCCCAGGGCGTAGGGAAGAGAAAACCACACCAAATAGAAAGATACTGACAATTGCTGATTTGCCAAGGCGCAATGAGTGCATCAAGATTGATATTGCCCAACAATTAGCCAACATGCCCCCCGAGATGGTAAAGCGTGTACAGGGTGGACTGTCACCATTCTCCCATGAAAAGTTGCCGGTGTACAGCCCTATCAATGCCTGGGATGATTACACGGTACAGGGGCAACGTGAATTCAAGAGTGTGATGCGGGATGGTGCATGGTCGGGTAGGCGGTGCTTTATTGTAGGTGGTGGGCCGAGCTTGAAGGGGTTTGACTGGAGCCAGTTGGATGGAGAGCTATCGATTGGTGTGAACAGGGCCTTTGAGGTATATGATCCCAGCATCATGTTCAGCGTGGATTACAAATTATGGGCATATATTGAGAATGGCAATCTTGGTGAAGATGCCAAGCAACGGTATTACAATTACAAAGGTAATCGGGTATGGTCCTCACTGGGCAATTTCATATTCCCCCGGGAGATATATACCATAAATAGGCCCAACCCTGCTCCACGGAGTGCGTGTATAGGGTCAGTGAGGATGCTGGATGTGGCACATAACTCTGGGTATGGTGCTCTGAATCTGGCAGCGGCACTGGGAGCGAATCCCATATACATGCTTGGGTTTGACATGCATGGTGACCACAGGGGTAATCAGAAGTGGTGGCATAACGGGTACCCTGACCTGCAGAATGAGGGTGTGTACGAGACGTTCAAGACTGATTTTAATAAGTTTGCCCCCGTGCTGCAGAATGCCGGGTTTGAGGTAATTAACCTGAATCCCAAGAGTTCCCTGCAATGTTTCAAGTTCGGGGAAGTGGAGGATGTGTTCCAGAGTACCGCCAAGAAGATGCCACTGTTCGTGTCGTTCTACACGGAGGGTAGTGGGTATCAACGTGAGGCATGGCGCTTGATGGAGTCACTGCACCGGTTGGGATTGGAGTATGACATACAGGGTATACCGGATAAGGGCAACTGGCATGAGAACGTCCGTATGAAGCCTGTATACCTGCTCCAGATGCTCAGGCAGCACCCAGGTAGGGATATTGTCTGGGTCGACGCAGATGCCGTGATACACATGTTCCCGGACGTGTTCAGGGACTTCAAGGGCAGTGTTGGGGCACATACCATTAATTGGGGGGATCATCCGAATGTTAAGAAGGGGCATACTGAACTCCTGTCCGGCACCGTGTACCTGAAGAATAGTGATGCTGTACATGACCTGGTAAAGAAATGGATTAAGGTATCTGATGAGAATCCGAAGCTGGTTGATCAGGTTACGCTGAGGATGGTACTGAAAGGGTCACCACCGAATTTCCATGTAAATATTCCTGCAACGTACTGCCAGATATTTGACAGTATGGCACTGGCAGGGGATCCAGTAATAGAACATTACCAAGCATCGAGAAGGTTAAAAGTCAAATGATTATAAAAGGTGGGGTTATTTAATCATGGCAGCTATCAAGAACTTACGGGAGCAGAAGAATGGGATGATTGTGACTGTATTGATCAGTAATCCCGTGATACAAGCATCGTACGCGGTGGCGAAGACAATGCCAGAAGCGTGGTGGGATATCACTGCTGAACTGATACAGGAGTATGACCCCAAGTTGTTCGAACCCATCCGGTACTGTCTCCTGTGTAACTGGATTGAGGATGGTGGACATCGGATTGCCGCAGCCATTAAGCTCAAGCGGAAGACCATCAAGGTTGAGGTTCGGGACAAGTGCATCAGTCCCAGAACGTGGATTCATTCAGAGCGTGGTGACTGGGATCCTCCGTGGATGCAAGACAGCCCGGTCGAGTTTACAATCTCGGATGATGATTACCGCAAAGCTCTCTTCTTTTCCAATGTGAAGATTGGCGGTCAGAAGGATGAGGGCATACTTGAACACACATTCCTGAAGTGGATGACGCTGAAGAACATGGTGGACTTCAAGGGCAAGAAGGTTATGGACATGGGATGCCATGTAGGCCCAGTGGCTATAGGGGCTGTCCTGTGCGGAGCCAAGTGGGCAATCGGCTTCGATGTCCGTGAAGACCTTATCAAGGCAGCAGATGTCGTCAAAGCCAAACACAAAGTCAACCGGGCCATGTTCTTCGTCGGGTCGTTCAATCAGATGCCCAAGGTGCCACAGATATATGATATCACCATGTGCCTCGGGGTATTGCACAAGTTCCAGCCTGACCAGTATAAGGCCAATCTGAAGGTACTGTGTAACCTTGCCAAGGAGTCAGTCATTATAGATGTCCTAGTAGATGACTCTGTCGGTGATTCACCACATGTCATACGGGAAGGCGGTGACTGGCCATACCGTACTATCGTGTCATCCAAGTGGCTCAAAGCTGTTCTCGGTAACTTCGGGTTCAGGGTCGTGAAGAAGATTCAGTCAAAGAAGTATCCTGAACGCTCGATGCTGAGAGCTGATCGGATTAAGTAGGGGGTGTACCGTGAAGATTGATATTGTAATTCCGTCGAAGGGTCGGAATGATAAACTGGCAACGTGTCTACGCTCTATTTTCAAACAGGTGCAAGAGGAAAAGGTAAGCGGTATTGAGGTCTATGTCTACATGGATTCGTCCGAGGAAATAGACGGCTTCCTTGAACAATACCCAAGAATTGGTGACATTGTACAGCTCCAGTTCAAGATCATAGCCTTCAAGTACAACGCCCCACGCTTATGGAATCACCATCTCCAGCACATGACTGCTGACGGCATGATGTATCTGAATGATGACGTGGAATTGGTACCGGGCTGTATCAAGCAGGCCCGTATGCACTCCATGTTGATGTTCCCGGAACATGACGGTGTGATGGGTATTACCCAGACCAATCTTGTTGGGAAGTTTGATACAGCTCCGGCAGCGTTCGGCATCGTGGGCAGGGAATTCGCAGCCAAGTTTCCTGATTACAGGGCATTCTGTCCAGATTACAAGCACCTGTGGATTGACCGGGAACTGGAAATGTATGCCCGATCCATTGACAAGTTCTTCTTTTCGTGTGCAGGACTAATACACCATCACCCGTGTACTGGTGCCAGCCTGACGGATAAGACGCATAATGATATCCGGAAATGCAAGGCTGAGGATAAGGCAACATGGGACAAGCGCCGTAGTATGGACCTCCTGTGGGGACAGTCACTGGAACTGATACACCCGGAGGAATGGTGATAGACCTTACATTCACATTCCCCACACGGGGGCGCTCGCACTTCCTGCCAGCATTCTTCCGTAACATACTGGAAACTATTGGTGACCCATCCCGGGTAGAGATCATCATTCAGTATGATGACGATGATACCGCTACCCAGAATGTGCTACAGGAGCAGAAAAAGATGCACCCATCACTTCCTATGGTGATCATAGAACGTGAACGTGGGGCTAACCTGAGTGACCATTATTTCAACTGGCTTGTGTATAATAAGGTGTATCGGGGTAAGTATATGTGGGTTGGTGGTGATGACTTGAGGATACTGACACCGAACTGGGACGGGATAATCATCGATGCCATTGAGGGCTACCTGAGTAATAAGCGGGACAGGATATGTTATGCGTTCCCAACAGATAAGTCACTTAACAAGCCACTACGGTCATTCCCTTGGGGTTGGTTTCCTATGATGACCCGGGAGACTATTGACACACTCGGGTTCTTCTTTCCCAAGGAGTTTGGGACATGGGGCGCTGACTTGGTATTGGCGGACTTGTTCAATAGCCCGAAAGTTCAGAGGTCGTTACCGATCACGGGTGTGGTAGTGGACCATATTGGGTATCACGCATACAACATGCCACAGGATGAGACAGCACGTAGCATGTCCAAGAGGTTTAATAGTACACTGAATCTGTCAACCGCGTACCGTACACAGTTAATGGGATTTGATAAGGAGAAATTACACAATGCAATTAGATGAATGGGAACGAAACAACCAGTTTAACAGCTTCAATAGCTGGAAGGGTTTGCTGTACAAGGAGTGGTACGAGGCCATTGTGAAGGGTGAGTTCCTGCCCCCGGTAGAGGCAAGTCTGGACCCGATACATGCCTGTAACCTGAGATGCCAGCACTGTAATGCCCACCGGTATCTCAGGGGACATGATGAGAATGTGCAACGCATGACTGATGAGCACTTGCTGAACCTGGTGGACTTCCTCGGTGACTGGGGTGTCCGTGCCGTCTGCTTCGGTGGTGGTGGAGAGCCTACACTGCACACGGCACTGGATAAGGCAATCATCATGGCGGCCGCTAAGGGCATGAAGACGAGTATTGCCACCAATGGAACCAGCATAGGCCCAGAATTGCTCAGTGCGCTGTCACTGGTACGCTGGGTCGGCGTAAGCCTTGATGCAGGTAATATGGACACGTACAAGAAGCTGAAGGGGGTACAGAAGTTCGGTGGCGTACTGGAGAATGTCAGGAACGCGGTCAAGGCTGCCGGGGACACATGTGACTTCTCAATCAAGTTCCTGATATCAGAGATTAATCAAGATGAGATATTTGAGGCGTGTAAGATTGCCAAAGACATTGGTGTTCGTGATTTCCACGCTCGTCCTGCTGATTATTCTCATCAGGGCATGGGTAATCTATCTGATAAGATCGGTAATGTGAATATTGGCAGTGTGCTGGAACAGTTTAGGGATTGCCGGACATTGGAGGATGAGAACTTCCGGGTGTTCACCGTGGTGCATAAGTTTGATGAGAACTTTGCCCCTGTGAAACGCTTCAAGCAGTGCTATGCGGCACCGCTTACCATACAGTTATGTGCGGACGGTAACGTGTACTTCTGCGTCGATCAGAGGCATCGGACAAATTACATTCTTGGCCGGCATGACCCGAACCCGAAGAACATACTGAATTTCTGGGGCGGCAAGGAACACCAGGAGCTGGTATTCTGTGATACACCATATGATTGCAACACTCGGTGTACCTTTGGGGTCTACAACGAGCAGTGTGAGCAGTTATTCGCCAAGGGAAACAAAGACCCCATGTGTTGGGAATTCCCATGAAAAGAGATGCCGGGGATGTCGTGGACAGGTATTCGATTGCCAAGCTGAAGCAGAAGAGGATTGGTGGCTTCGAGGCGAAGCTGGAAGCTGCTGACTTTTATAGGGGCTTCTTTGACCTGAAACGCAAATACCCTGGTATGCGGTGGAAAGCTGTGCTACTCAGGATGTCTACTATCAATGGTGATATATGGGATCTGGAGTCTGAATTGCGCCAAGGATCAATTGATGATGATGTGTTGCAGTGTGGTAAAATCGCTGTACAGGTTCGTAAAATCAATGCCAAGCGGGTTGCATTCAAGAATTACATAAATAGGGCACTTGAGCAAGGAGTACAAGATGTCAAACAAAATCACATCAGTGAAGGAACTCCAGAAGATTTCATCACGTTTGAGGAGTTCTGTGCTTGGTATGTGTTGCCAAGAAGGAATGGGACTCGTTAGCAGCACATTCTCATGCGTGGAGATATTGGTAGCACTGTATTATGCAGGAATTCTAAAATATGAAGATGGCAGAGATCAATTCGTTTTCAGCAAAGGATACGCAAATTCAGTATTGTATTATATTTTCGTTGAATTAGGACTCCTCTCCCAAAAGCAGTTGAAAGAACTCGATCACAAAGGAGGTCCATTTGTTCCTCATTTACACGATACAATACCAGGATTCTCAGCAATTGTGGCATCACTTGGTATGGGACTCGGGCTCGCTAGCGGTATGGCCTACGGACGCAAGTTATCCAGACGAAATGGACTGGTATTCTGCCTTGTTGGAGACGCGGAGACGTATGAAGGGTCCATCTGGGAAGCCGCTGCCTTTGCTTCACACAACAAGCTGAATAACCTTGTGGTAATCATGGACAGGAATCGGATGGGGGCTACGGACTTCACTGAGGATATGTGTTCCTTAGAGCCCATTGAGGATAGGTGGAAAGCATTCGGATGGCACGTTGGAAGGGGTTCAGGTCACAATTTCGACTTCCTGCTCCGCAATCTGGAGGCAGTACGGTCACGTCCCATCGATAAGCCCATCATACTCATTGCTGACACCATCAAGGGCAAAGGCATATCCTTCATGGAGGGGGAACCGCTGTGGCATTCCCGAATACTGAAGGGGGAAGAAGCAGAAAGAGCCAAACAGGAGATGAACTATGAAAACGGTTAATTATTCCAGGGATAAATTGGTTATGAGGGATTCATTCTGGAAACGGGTCACACAGGATGCATTTCAGGATGAGCGTATTGTCATTGTTACCGCAGACATGAGTGCGCCTGGTCTGGACCTGTTTAAGCGCCGGTTCCCCAAAAGGTATATCAATGTAGGCATTGCTGAACAACAGGCGATATTGGCCGCCTGCGGGCTTGCTAAGGAAGGGTTTATCCCATTCGTCTATGCCATCATGCCGTTTATCACGTACCGATGCTATGATCAGATTAAGACCATTGCAGGTTCTATGAATATTCCTATCAATATCGTGGGAGTTGGATCAGGACTCAGTTATGCTGGATCCGGGTTGGTACACCACTCACTTGAGGATTTGGCCATAATGAATATGGTACCGCACCTGACCACGTACAATTGCTCAAGTGGTAAGATGGCAGAACAGGTTGCCAGTCATTGTATTGGTGCTGGTAGAGGACTGAACTAT